GTGTGTTAGTCGGGCCTTGGTATTTCACTGCTATGCAAATCATTGCTATCCCTCCAGTGGTGTTTTATTTGCCCGATGCCCAAGGCAAGGCATAGACTGTGATGACCTTGCGGCCAAACTTGGCGGCGGTGCGCTTGGCATCTTCCATGCCAGCATGTGCGCTGCCGCGCCAGTGAAAGGCTAGGACAGGCTCGGCTTGATGGTCGAGTTGCACCCAGATTTCGTAAAAGCGATTTGGCGTTGTCATTGTTTCACCCTCCAGTGACGTTGTGATGATTCCCATATGGCGCAATGGTTGCGCTATGTCAACAGCAAAAAGCACAAGCAAGCAAAAAAGTTTACAGCGCCGGTGATAGCGTGTATTGTTAGGGCTCAACATCGGAGGGATAAGCAATGATAAAGCTATTGGTAACAGTCTGCCTGCTATCGGCCGGCAGTGATGCGGCATGCTTCGAGCTGGCCAGCACTGACCAGTTCAAGACAATGTCGCAGTGCCATGACATGCGCGAGCGGATGGTGCGCGAGACATGGCAGTTGAGACGCGATGGTAACGTGCTAGGCAATGCGCGTTGTGTTGCTGAATTAGAGGGATGATGGTTACTGTGATGGTGCGATGATGGTGTGTTGAGTGTGTCAGTACACACCGAGAAGACACATCACCGCGCGGCAATGTATATATGTGGCACATCTGCCACAGTGTTGCGCCAGAGCAACAGTGACATAACGGCAACAGTGTTGCAAAAACGCAACAGGTAGGGGGGATGTTTACAGACCGGTACACCCCAGCAGTCGGAGCCGTCGTCTATGTGTGTTAATTGTCCCCTACACACTCACGGAGAAAGCATGGGCAAGATTACAAAGGCAAACACAACCAAGGTCATTGAGCTACTGAGCGATGGCCACAGCTTAGTAAAGGCTTGCGAGGCCGCTGGCATATCCCGTGCTGGCGCTTACAAGCGCATGAGGGCCGATGAGGAGTTTCGGGCAGCAGTATACACGGCAAGGGCTGAAAGCGCTGAGAAGGCTCTGGAGGAGCTTGACGGCATGTATTTGAACGCACTGGAGGGAAAGCGGAGATACGACCCCAACATCCTACGGGACTATGCGCAACACGTGCGCTGGCGGGCTAAGACGGCCATGCCAGAGCAATACGGTGAGCAGAAGAACCGTGCTGGCGTCGAGGTGAGTGACGGCACAGTTCGGATTCTGTGGGAGACAGATTGATGGACGTCAAGATTCCCTACAAGCCACGTCCTTTGCAGAAGGACATGCACAAGGAGTTGAAGAGATGGAACGTGTTGGTGATGCACCGCCGCTTCGGCAAGACGGTGTGGGCAGTGAACCAGTTAATCAAGACGACTTTGACTTGCCCGTTGCCTCGACCGAGGACGGCTTTTGTGGCCCCTACTTTCGCACAGGCAAAGCGGATTGCTTGGGATTATGTAAAGTTCTATGCCGGAGTTATCCCCGGTGTGCAATTCAACGAGACAGAACTCCGCGCAGATTTTCCTAACGGCGGCAGGATTATGCTGCTGTCGGCTGAGAACCCGGACGCCCTTCGAGGCATCTACCTTGATGAGTGTGTCTTCGACGAGTTTGGCATGCAGAACCCAAGGGTATGGGGGGAGGTTGTGAGGCCGGCACTGTCTGACAGGCAGGGGTCGGCATGTTTTTTGGGAACCCCGGCGGGCCACAATCATTTCTTTGATTTGCTGGAGACCGCTAAAAGCCAGTTAGCCGAGGGCAGCAGCGACTGGTACTACAAGATTTGCAAGGCCAGTGAGACGGGGATTGTGCGCCCGGAGGAACTGGAGGCGGCTCAGGCGCAGATGACGCCGGAGCAATACGAGCAGGAATACGAGTGTTCATTCACCGCAGCGATTATTGGCGCGTATTATGGTAAGCTGCTGAGTGATGCTGACGACAATGGCCGTGTGACGCGGGTGCCTTATGACCCGGCCTATCCAGTTCATACGGCCTGGGACTTGGGGATTAACGATTCGACAGCCATCTGGTTTGCGCAAGTGTTTCGCGGGGGCGCGGTAAATGTTATTGATTATTACGAGAGTTCTGGCGTTGGTCTCGACCATTATGCAGATATACTCTCAAAGAAAGACTATACGTATGGCGACCACCTCGCTCCTCACGACATTGAGGTCCGTGAGTTGGGCTCGGGTAAAAGCCGCTGGGAAACGGCTTATACGCTGGGAATCAAATTCAGGGTCATCCCAAAAATGAAGGTGGCAGATGGCATTAACGCCGCGCGTATGTTAATACCTAAATGTTACTTTGACCGCGACAACTGCGGCGAAGGTCTTGAGATGCTGAGACAATACCGGCAGGAATGGGATGAGAAGCGTAAATCTTTTAGAGACCATCCGCGCCATGACTACACAAGTCATGCAGCCGATGCCTTTCGCTACCTTGCCGTTGGTTTGGAAAATAGAGAAGTTATGCGCAAGCCTCCGCAGCAAATTGCGCAAATGGATTACAACCCGTTTACGCTATAGGAGAGACTGATGGGTGGTTCAACAGGTGGTGGTGGCAGCGGCGGCTCTGGACGCCAGCCAGCACCGCGCGAAGACGAGGACAAGCGCCGCGCCCGTGAGCAAGAACGTGCGCAACGCGAAGCTGAACAGAGAGACCGTGAGCGCCGTGAGCGCGAACAGCGTCAACAAGAAAGTGATGATGCTGACGCCCGCCGCGCGGCAGCAGAAAGAAACGAGCAGTTTGGCGTAACCGCGCGTCAGGTTTCGACAACTCCTCCTCCGGCAGATGCCCCCGATGCTGACAAGCAAAGGGCAGCAGAAATAGAACGTGGGCAGCGCGAGGCAGAAGAACGCGCTCAAAGGGAGCGCGAAGCGGAACTGGCACGCTCTCTGGCTCCAAAGGGCGACCCATACAGTGACCCACAAAAGGCGCTAGGTGTTCGCACAGACGCAACAAGTTTGAGGAATTACAGGGACCGGATGAACGAGGCAGTTCGTCAGGACGGGAAAACCAACATTGTTCAGTCAGACGCAGGGGAGGTTACTGACACACAAGGCAACCCCGTCCTCACAAGACAAGGTGTAGAGCGACAAACTGAATTTCAGCAAGAAGAACTTGAGCGCCTTGTCTCCATGCGTCAGGGCGGCAAGGGCGATATTGAGCAAGGGAAGCGTGACCTTGCTGAACAAATCATCAAAGAGAAGCTGGCAGCAGACCCGACGCTACCTCCTGGCCTCAAAGCCATCCGTGAGATTAACCTTAGGAACCAGTTGAAAAACCTTGAGGCGGGCGGCACCCCAACATTCCGCATAGGTGAGGGCGGTGAGTTCGTCACTAGCGGGGTGTTACAGCCTGGGGAAGAAGGCACTGGAATTGCCCCAAACATTACCAGTGACCTAGAGACCATGATGGATGAGCGTGAGCAGGAAGAACAACCAACAATCTTGCAAGCTGAACCTGAGCCAGAGCCCGAAGTCGCTGCAACTGGAACCCTTGGTGTTGCAGCCGCACCTCGCGGCCGTCGTGGCACTCGCGCTAAACGCCCTGGCGCTGGTGGCACCCTGCTCGAAGGCGGAGGCGTACTCTATGACTGAGGCCATGCCAACAGTGTTGCCTGAGGCACCGCCTGTGGGTGTAAAAGAAGAGTTTGAGACGTTTGATGAAAGTTTGGCTCAAATCAAACGCTTTGAAAGCCGTGGCGACCCAAAGAAGTTTAGCACAGACGGTGAGTTTACCGCTGGCAATTATCACATTAGCTTGGCCAAGGCTCGTGACCTGTACAGGCAGGACGAGGACAGGTTTTCTTTCTTGGCCAGTTTTGCTGGAGAGGGTGCTGGCACAACACAGCAAAAACAGTCGTTCGGTCAATTTATGATTGATAACCCTGGTTACGAGCAGGAATTAGCTAACGGCATTGTGGCAGCAAACCGAAACTTTTTGAAAACAAAGGGCGTTGATTTTAACAATTTACGGGCTAACGAAATCAAAGCGCTAGACTCTAGTCTGTGGAACACAGGCACTAACCAGCCAAAACTGATTAGGAATGTAATTGGCTTGAACACAGCAAGGCGCGAGGGGTATAGCTCTGATATCATTGAGGATTTTAGAGTTGCTTCTGCAAGAATGATGAACACCCATTTGCAAAATAATGTTGTCAGCCCCGGCCTTGTGAACCGCAGGCTGATGGAGCAAGACCTCTTTCTGTTGGGCGAAATAGATTATAATAAACATAATTACAGCCAGCAGACCGCCGCTAAAGCAAAGCAGGCCATCCGAAATAATACTGAGCAGGGTGAGTTTAGTGGCAGTAGGGCGCGAGATTTTTTAAGGGTTGGACAATCCGTGCCTGAGATTTTGTACGACCGCCCGATGACACCAGCGTTTCCGTAGGAGATAAAGATGAGCTTTCTAGCACCGTCTGCACCACCACCACCACCACCTCCTCCGCCACCTCCGCCTGAGCCTGACCTCGGTCGCGCCCGTGCTATGGCAGAAGAGGCAGAACTTGAGGCTCGTGGCCGTCGCAAGGGGCGCGGCTCAACCATTGTTGCCGGTGCGCTTGGCCAAACTGTCCAGCCCACTGACGGCAAACCAACTTTGATGGGTTAAGCATGGCACAGGAAGCAGCACCGTTACTCAAGAGATTTGATTCTCTTAAAAGCCGCCGGGATAACTGGGACACCCATTATCAGGAACTGGCTGACTATATGCTCCCGCGTAAAGCGGACATCGTGAAGAAGCGCTCTCGCGGTGAAAAGCGTATGGAGTTGATTTACGACGGCACTGCACTCCAGTCCATCGACCTTATGGCTGCTTTCCTGCATGGCATGCTGACCAGCGGGGCTTCCCCTTGGTTCCATTTGGACGTGAAAAACGAGCAGCTTAACCGTGACGATGATGTGCGCGAGTGGCTGCAAGACACCAGCATGCGTATGATGCAGGCGTTTCAGCGCTCCAACTTTGAGACTGAAATCCACGAAGCCTACGTAGACCTTGTGGTCTTTGGCACAGCTTGCATGTTCACAGAGATGGACCGTGACAAGCTGCGGTTCAGCACCCGGCACATCTCTGAATACTACGTTTCAGAAGACCAGTACGGCATGGTCAACACCGTGTTCCGTATGTACAAATCCACAGCAGCGCAGGCTGTTGAGCGCTTTGGCTTTGATAACGTCGGCACCTTCATCCAGAAGACCTTTGAGAAAAGACCTGACGAGGAAGTCGAGATTCTGCATGCGGTTTTGCCGCGACTTTCACGAGATGTTACAAAACGTGACAATCTCAACATGCCCTTTATGTCAGTCTATGTGTGCAAGAACACAGGCATGATTATTAGCGAGGGTGGCTTTGAAGAACTGCCCTATGTTGTGCCGCGCTTCCTGAAAGCTACCGGCGAAGTGATGGGACGCAGCCCGGCCATGACAGCGCTGCCTGACGTTAAGATGTTGAATCTTATGTCAAAAACCATCATCCAAGCGGCTCAGAAGCAGATTGACCCGCCGCTGCTGGTGCCTGATGACGGCTTTCTGCTGCCTATCCGCACCCAGCCTGGTGGCCTCAACTTCTTCCGCGCTGGCACACGCGAGACGATTACGCCGCTGAACACTGGCGCAAACATTCCGATTGGCCTGAACATGGAAGAGCAGCGCCGTGCGGCTATCCGTCAGGCGTTTTATGTTGACCAGATTCTGACTGCTGGCTCCCCGCAGATGACTGCGACCGAGGTTATTCAGCGTCAGGAAGAGCGCATGCGCGTCATTGGCCCGGTTCTTGGCCGTCTGATGAACGAGTTGCTTCGCCCGCTGATTGACCGGGTGTTCGCACTAATGCTGCGCAACGACATGCTTGCCACCCCGCCGGAGGTTCTTCAAGGGATGGATATTGATATTGAGTATGTGTCGCCGCTGGCACGGGCTCAGAAATCGAGCAGCCTGAACAACACAATGCGGGCTCTTGAAATCCTGCTACCGCTGGCTCAAAGCCTGCCGGTTGGCGACCACATCGACCCTGACGGTCTGGTGCAGCATGTGACAGACTCCCTTGGTGTTCCGAAGACTACGCTCAAGTCGCAGCGTGAAGTTGACGAGACACGGCAAGCGCGGGCGCAGGCAGAGGCAGAAGCCATGCAGCGCCAGCGTGACCAAGAGGATGTTTACACCACAGCGCAAGCTGCACAGGCAGTCAGGATGGTACAGTCGTGAAGGACATCGAAAAGCTAAAGCATATGTATACCGAGACCTTTGGCAGCGAAGCTGGGCAAAAGGTTCTCAGAGACCTTGAGGCGCGTTCAAACTGGCGGGCCTTGAGCTATGTGGCGGGTGACCCCAATGCCACAGCCTTTGAAGAGGGCAAACGTGCCGTTCTTCTTCACATTCACAACATGATGACACAGGAGTAACTATGTCAGAGGAAGCTATCGAACAGGTAGCCCAGTCTGAGCCAACTGTGCTGGAAACACCGGCAGAGACGGCCCAAGGCGGGTCTGGTAACGATTTCTTGCAAATGGTGCCGGAGGAATTGAGAGAGCATCCAAGCCTCTCCCCAATCAAAGACGTTGAGAACCTCGCGAGGTCTTACGTTAATGCGCAGCGCCTGATTGGTGCTGATAAGATTCCAGTCCCCGTAAACCCAACCGACGAGGATTTGGACAATATTTACAACAGGTTAGGCAGACCAGAGTCCGTCGATGGCTACGAGATTGCTGTCGATGGCAATATTGTCACAGAGGATGTCGCCAAGTCTTACGCTGACATAGCGCATAAACTGCGCCTGACGCCGGACCAAGCTAACGGCATTATGGACTATTATCGCAGTATGGCCTCACAAGCCTCTGAGATGACAACAGAAGCTGAGACACAACAGCGCAGCCAGACCGAGATGGCGCTTCGCAAGGAGTGGGGCGATGACTTTGATGCCCGCATTGAAGATGCTGGCAAAATTGCACAGCAGTTTGGTGGCGGTGAGTTGCTTGAGATGAAGCTGGCAGATGGCACAAAAGTCGGGAATCATCCTGATTTTATTAAGGCATTTGCAAAAATTGCTGAGTTCAGGCAAAGTGTGACCAGTGAAGACACGGTATCTGATGCTCCTAGCAGCAGCATGATGACCCGTCAGTCAGCGCAGCAAGAGATTGATGCGATTATGAATGACAAGTCACATGCGTATTGGGACCGTAAGAACGTGATTGGTCGCCAAGCGGCCATTGAGCGTGTACAAGATTTGATGGGCGTTCTGCATGGAACAGGATGATTTGGTCCATGTGCGCCTTGAGTGTTTACGTTACGCGATTGAGTTTGGAACCGCGCGTGATGTAGTCGAACCGGCCCGACTCGCAGATAAATACTACGAGTGGGTCATGCAGGGTAGCGAGGAAACTCGTCCTGCCGACAACCGGAAAGACGGTGGCCGCAAGCAGGCTCGAAAAGCTAGGAGTGTCCGAGAGGGTAGCACACCGGAATCTAGTGCAACCATGACGTAGAAGGAGAGACAGGATGTCTACTCAAGTCACTACGGCATTTGTACAACAGTATTCTGCGAATGTGCAGATGCTTGCACAGCAGATGGGTTCCCGTCTGCGTGATACTGTGCGCATCGAGAATGTTGTTGGTAAAAATGCCTTTATCGACCAAGTTGGTGTAGCGACCGCGCAACTGCGGACTACTCGTCACGCCGACACCCCTCAGATGGATACGCCACATGCGCGTCGTCGCCTGAGCCTCGCATCGTATGAGTACGCCGACCTTATCGACGACCAAGACAAGGTTCGTATGCTCATCGACCCAACCTCGTCCTACGCTCAGGCAGCAGCCGCTGCTATGGGTCGTGCCATGGACGATGTTATCATCACCGCATTTGACGCTGCTGCCAACACTGGCGAAATCGGCTCGACCTCGACCGCTTTCGACACCAACCAGGATGTTGCAGTTTCTGTCGGTGGTGCTGACACCAACATGAACCTGACCAAGCTGCGCGAAGCCAAGCGTCTGCTGGATGCGGCTGATGTTGACCCTTCGATTCCTCGCTACATCGTAATGGGCCCAAGCCAAATCCATGCACTGCTTGCTGACACCAGCGTCACCTCTGCCGACTTCAACACTGTGAAGGCTCTGGTCCAGGGTGAAATCAATCAGTTCATGGGCTTCAACTTCATCATGTCGAACCGCCTGTCGGTTGATGCCAACAACGTCCGTACTTGCTTTGCTTGGGCAGAGGAAGGTCTGGCGCTGGGCATCGGCAAAGACGTATCGGCTCGGATTGATGAGCGTGCAGACAAGGGTTACGCAACCCAGGTCTACTACTGCATGGACATCGGCGCTACACGGATGCAAGAGAACATGGTTGTTCGCATCAAGTGTGACGAAGATGACCTTGACGGCGCAGCGTAAGGGAGATTGAGAGATGACGACAAAAAACTCTGACCTCATTGCCAACCTTGAGGCACTCCCGCAAGTTGCTAACAACGCATCTGAGCTTGGCGGACGTGTCCGTATTGCTCAGGGCAACGTAGCACTTGCCGCTGGTGACAGCACCGATGACGACATCGTAATGCTGGCACCTGTACCAACCCATGCGACCCTTGTGTCCGTCCGCGTAGGTTCTGACAACCTTGGCGGCACTTGCACCTACAACGTTGGTTTCTACACCAACGACGGTGTGGTTGTGGACGAAGACGCGCTGGCAACCAGTGTTGCCGACGCGGCTGGTGTGGCCGAGCTTCGCTATGAAGTTCTGGACCTGAACACCACTGGTCAACAGGTTTGGGAGCTTGCAGGGCAAAGCTCTGACCCAAGCGACGTGTACTACATCGCTGCAACGTTCAATGCTACCGGCGGTTCCGCTGGTGACATGGCGTTCATCATTGAGTACGTCGTAGACTAACCAGTTAAGGGGGGCGGCTTGAAACCGCCCTCCTTTCACTCCTGCTCCGGGGGATAGACGGGTGGAGTACAACAGGGACTTCCGGTACGACCTCAAGGTAGGTCAAATGGCGGAAAGTTGGCTTGCTGACGTACTGCAAAACCGAACTATCGAAATAAAGAGAGACTTCAAGACTTCACGAACCGGCAGGGTGTTTGTGGAGTTTTTTTCTAGGGGGAAGCCGTCAGGCATAGACACGACCGAAGCAGACTTCTGGGCATTTATCATTGACGGCGAAACTGTGGTAATATTGCCCACGGCACGGCTCAAAGAGCTTGTGCAGGAAGCCAAGGACGAAGGCAAGATTTGGAAGGGCGGAGACTCTAATACGAGCCAAGGCGTCCTCATAGATTTGGAAAGGTTAGTAAAGTAATGCCATCCGTAGTGGACATCTGTAACGAGGCAATGGACCTGTTGGGTGCAGCTACGATTACTGCGCTCACCGAAAACTCAAAAGAAGCAAGACTGTGTAACCGTCGGTTTGAAACTGTCAGAGATGGTGTCTTGCGCTCTCACCCTTGGAATGTAGCAATTACGCGGGCATCGCTAGCAAAGGACTCTGAAACACCGGCCTTTGGCTTTGCCAATCAGTTTACGCTGCCGACTGACCCGTACTGCTTGCGGGTGTTATCCTTCTGGAACAGCAACATCGACAGTGACGTGGCTCCGTATGACAGCGAGGTCATGTTTAAGATTGAGGGCCGCAAGGTTCTTAGCAACGAAGGTACCTGTAAGATTACTTACTTGGCCCGCATCACGGACACAGAGACTTACGACTCCCTGCTTTCCAGCACCATTGCTCACAAGCTGGCGGCTGAGACTGCCTACGCAATCACGGGCAGCACGACTGTGAGCCAGTCCATGCAGCAGCTATACGAGTTGCGGATGCGTGAGGCACGGTCCATTGACGCTATGGAAGGTGTGCCGGACAAAATGATTGCAGACGACTTTGTGAACATCAGGTTCTGATATGGCCCGTGTTTCAACTATTGTCACAAACTTTCAAGCGGGTGAGTTCTCTCCGCGCCTTGAAGGCCGCATTGATTTGCAAAAGTATGCCTCTGGCGCACAGAAGCTGGAGAACATGCTTATCTTCCCGCAGGGCGGCATCACCCGCAGGCCCGGCACGAAGTACGCTGGCACGTCAAAAGACGGTGGTAAGGTCCGACTCATCGACTTCCAGTTCAGTGACGAACAGGCGTATGTCCTTGAATTTGGGGCGAATTATATCCGCTTTTTCAAAGATGGCGGGATACTGACCGAGGCCACGGAAACCATCAGTGGCGCAACGCAAGCCAACCCTGTTGTTCTTACGATTACTGGCCACAGCCTGAGCAACGGCGACCGCATCTTTGTGAAAAATGTTGGCGGCATGGTGGAGTTGAATAACCGTGAATTTACGGTGGCCAATGCTACGACAAACACTATTGAGTTGTCTGGCATCGACGGGTCTGCGTTCACGGCCTACACCAGCGGCGGCACCTCTGGCAAGATTGTTGAAGTCGCTACCACATACTCAGCCACAGAGGTGTTTGAACTAAACCACGTTCAATCTGCCGACGTGTTGTATCTTGCGCACAAGGACCATGAGCCAGCAAAGCTGACCCGCACCACAGCTACCAGCTTTACGCTTGCAGACATAGACTTTGTTGACGGTCCTTATTTGGACGAGAACACCACAGAAACAACTCTTGAGCTTTCGGATTCAGCGCCCGGGACTGGTGTCAAAATGACATCAACGAGTGATTACTTTGTATCCACTCATGTCGGCGCGTTGTTCCGATTCAGGAAGCCCGTTGAGATTAACCACGAGGCTTGGGTTGCTGGCGAAACATACGCCAATGGCGATTTGGTATATTACAACGACAACGTATACGAAAACGTCACCGGCTCATCTACCACAACCGGCGCGACGCCACCCGTCCATCTTGAAGGCACTGAGTCTTATCACGACAGCACAACCGGATTTACGCAGTGGCTGTTCAGGCAC